TGTTTTTTGGACATAAAAGATTCCTTGGACTGTTATTGTTTAAGGGTTAAAGCAGGGCCCGAAGGCCCCACTTGTTTTGTTTTAGTTTAAGGCTTAACAGGCCACACGACATCATTCGGGAAGCCAGCTTGCTGCGGCACATCAAGCAGCGCCTGACGGTAGACTGCCCAAGCGTCCTGCTGTTCTGCTGAGAGAGTAGCCCAGCGCAGGGCATTGCCAGCGATGGCGTCTACTTCAATAAGCAATTCGCCGCGCTTCTCACGAAGCTGCTCAGACAGCATAGCATCAAGTTCAGCTTGAGTGGGCGGGACGTATGCTTCGACATCACCAGCGGCTTTCATTGCAGCTAGAAGATCGTCGTTGTTGATAGTCATGTCAGTGTCTGCTGGGTCCAATGTGTAGGGTATCCAGCCCCAGTCAGGGTGTTCGATCTCACAGTCAATCCAACCGTTGTCGTTGATGTATTTTGCGTTGCGATAGTTTGTCATTATGAAATCCTTAGCCACACGCTGGCATTGTTGGCGACGCCCGTAGTACGCGGAATGACACCCATGATACGCCAAGTTCCAGAAGGAGTAGAGTATGTAGTACCGTTAAAGTTTGTGTAACTAAGACTGCTACCTGCAAGGGTGCTATTTGGCAACCTAGTTGTAAGCGTAACCGTCGTGGTCAAAGCAGCATAAGACCCAACAGCGCCAGCGGCAACAATCGTAGAACCCGCTGGACCTTGTGGCCCTGTGCTACCTGTAGCACCTCTAGCACCCGCTGGGCCTGTAGCACCATTAGACCCCGCTGGCCCTGTAGCGCCCGTGTTACCTTTAGCACCTGCTGGACCTGCTGGACCTGTAGCACCATTAGACCCTGCTGGACCTGTAGCGCCAGTGTTACCTTTAGCACCTGCTAGGCCTTGTGGACCTGCTGGGCCTTGTGGGCCTGTGGCACCTGTGTTACCTTTAGCGCCCGCCAGGCCTGCAGCACCATTAGACCCCGCTGGGCCTTGTGGACCTGTAGCACCATTAGACCCCGCTGGTCCTTGTGGGCCTGTGTTACCTTTAGCACCTGCTGGCCCTTGTGGACCTGCTGGACCTGTAGCACCATTGGACCCTGCTAGACCTGCTGGGCCTTGTGGACCCGCTGGACCTGTGGCACCTGTGTTACCTTTAGCACCTGCTGGGCCTGTAGCTCCAATAGCGCCTGCTGGGCCTTGTGGACCTGTAGGCCCGACAACAATACCGACAGCAGCAGCGTCAGCCTTTGCCTCTAGCGCCTCAACCTCAGCAGCCACAACATCCGTATGCTCGACCTCTTGTGTCTCTGCATTCTGTCGCAGCTTTGCGAACCAATCTGCGGCTAGTCTTGCTCGTGATCTACTCATGTTGATGCCTCTCAGGTTGGGTGTATGTCAGTGTAATGGTAGTAGGCATGACGCCCTCCTTTTGTTATCCGATGAGGTAGCCGCTGAAGTAATTTCGAGCTTGCTGCCAACCTGTGACGGTAGACCCGCCCGTAGCGTAGCTCATGTTGCAATAATAATAGGGTCTAACGTAGTCCCCCGCATTTAAGTAAACCAACCAAGGGCCAGAGGTAAGACCGCCCTCCATTTGGTTGGTTACGTCTGAACTAGAAGAATACAAACCTGATGAGTTAGTGCTGCCATTGATTTCAAGTTCAGCGACAATATAACCCGCAGAATGGATTACTTGGTTTGCGCCCATACCTATTGAAAGCTGATATGTGCCAGACACAGGGGCCGTAAAGTAACCAGTGGAGGCGTTGTACGCATTCCCCGCATTCACTAACGCCCTGCCGTGTAGTGCATGACGGGTTGTTCCTGATAGCGTCTGACCATAACCATTTGCGTATATAGCATGAAAAGCTGGCTGATACGGCATAGTGACATGACCAGCATTAGACACAGCAAGCACTAAGTTCGTGTCTGTCGTAGAAGCCGTGATGTCCCCAGTGCTATTACCATACGCCACGCCAAACACGGTTCCAGAGGCTGTGCCTGTGCCGCCATTATAACCTACTACAAATGAGTTATCACCCGCTGCTGTTGTTCCATTTCCAGAGGCAAACGCAGTATACCCACTTGCATATGTTCTATTCCCAAAGTTTGCTGAGTAGCTACCACTAGCATTCCCCCTACTAGCCTGTGCGAAGGAACCGATGCCAGAAGCTGTTGCTATATAACCCGCCGCTACGGAGTTATCACCAGATGCTAATGCACGATATGCAATTGCTGTTGAGCGAAGGCCAGATGCTTCTGAATTAGAGCCAATTGCTGTGGAGTTGGCACCAGATGCCGTTACACCACCACCAATTGCTGTGGAGTTGGCACCAGTAGCGCCACGGGTTGTAGAAGCAAAAGCATTATAACTCAAATCAAGGGCGTCAGAACCTATATCCCCATAGTAAGCTGGGTTGTTTACTCTATGAGCAGTGCCATATCCTGTGTTGGCACCCTCAGTAAACGATTTAAAAGCAATCTCAGCGTCAGCTTCAACCTTCGAGTAGGTCTCTGCCCTCGTATATACATCAGCCACTTCAAACGTGCTGAACGACACAACCTCCAGCGTATCGCCAGCACCTGCGCCAACAGTCAGAACCACGTCTGATCCGTTGGTCGCTGTGTAGTCTTCGGTGTTTTGCAGCTTTACGCCATTCAAATGGACATCGAGAAATTGACCACCCGCACTGTAGCCAGACGTGGCAAAGCTAGTCTGCCCCGCAGTCGCTGTGAAGCTGTCCCGTGACTGGGTGGCCTGTGGTGTCGGGACGTTGCCAATATACCCACTCATCAGATAACCTGCTGGGCTAGTTCTGCCTCTGCTTGACGCTCTGCTGAAGTCTTGACGACACCATGTTCAAACGCATGAGCCACGATAGCTTCACGAGTCAGCGGGATGGCCTCGCCGTTGTCCAAGCAGTGCTGCACAGTTAGCTGCACGATCTCGTCGTTAGCAATGCGGCAGCGTTCTGTGACTGCGTTGATGGCCCACTCCTCTGGTGACAGGGCAGCGTATTCAAGACCCTTATACTGTGTCTCAGTCAGTGTGATTGTGATGTTTGGCATGTTGATGCCTCCTTTTGTTTGTGTTGGGGGTGGGGTCAACCGATGAGGTAGCCGCTGAAATGAGAAAGTTTTTGACCTGTATAATAGTCAGTGTTAGCGGCGATATACTGGACATACATTTGAACGTAGTCCCCAGCGTTAAGTCCAACAATTAATTGAGACGATGCTGGAATGTGTCCTGATGGGTATTGTGCAGATGCATACGTCATGCCACGATCACTAACGTTTGTCCCATTGACAGTAAATGACCACTCACCAGCCCCTGACAAACCATTAGACCTATACAAAAGCATCCCATCAAAACAATAAGCCCCTGCAACAGGCGCAGTGAACCTGCCAGTTGCGGTGCTGTAGTGATTCCCCGTGTTAGATAAAGCTTCGAAAAAGTTTACAAATCCAGTAGCGGCTTGGGAGGTGCCAGCATTATTGAATGCCCAAAAAGCTGGCTGATATGGCATAGTGACACGGCCAGCAGAGTCGATGCGCATACGCTCGTTGTCGCCGCTTGTTCTAAAAACGATACCATCTTGGCTTTGTATTCTTGCGCTTTGACCACTCCTAGAGTTGTCTGAACCAAACTGTGCGTGAACAACTGATCCAACCATAATATCAAGCTGCCCACCCCAAGCACCTTCAAGTGCTAGTGTAGAGCGGTTTGAATTATTAACAGGAGACGCCGTCCCAATCCCAACATTCCCACTGCCATCTACAGTGACAGCACCATTGGGATCACTCACGAAAGCACTGTCAGCTTCAGCCTTAGTATAGGTCTCAGCCTTCGAGTAAGTCTCAGCTTTCGTATAGGCATCCGCAACTTGAAACGAAGCATACGAGATCACGACAACCTCGTCGCCATTCTCAGCAGCAGAAGTCAGCGTGATGCTTGTGCCATCTGTCGCTGTGTAGTCTGTGCCGTCTACGAGACGAACACCGTTGTGAAACAGATGCACGAATGTGGGCGTGTAGGACAATCCAGTGAGGACTGTTGTTGTGCCTGTGATTGCGAAAGTCTTCTTGCGTTCAGCGCCAGATGAAACCACTGAAGCTTTTGAACCGATATAGCCAGCCATTATGTAGCCTCCTGAATTGTGAGTGTACCTGCTGCAACCTGCTTGAGGATTTCAGCATAGTGGCGGTTACTAGGGTCTAGTGGTACTGACATTTCCTGCCCGTCGATGGTGGCTCTGATGCTAGAGTTATTTTCTGACAGTACGTCTACTTGGTACTGCGCTGCTGTGATGTTCATATCATTCATGATTATAACTCCGCATCTGCTGACTTGTGGCAGTAAGCGTGAACGCAATCAGCATCAGATGGCCAGTTACCTGCACCTCTGGCATACCTAAAGCTAACACCATCTGGCCTTGACCCAACGTTGTTCCAGAACAAACCTGCGTTTTCTGCCCCTGTATGTCTGTGACACCCATAATTAGGGATGTCTGTATAGTATACCATTGTAGGGGAGGTACGCTTCTGAACTTTAAATAGAGTAAACCCATAAGCCGAAGCCGTACCTCCGTATGCGTTCATTGCGACTCCATTGACCCAAATATCTTCATAATAGCGCTGACACAAAGCCAATTCCTGACCATAGCTGCGGTGTTCGAAGGGTGTGGCTTGGGAGCCGCCCTCAAGCTGCGTGTCGTAAACCTCAATTACTTGTCCTGTGGTTGCACCATTGAAGATCATGTTGAAGTACGGATTGCCACCAGAGACAAGGCCTGAAGATGGTCCAGAAATGGTAAACGTCTGTTCATTTCCCGTTGCTGCCACGGAGCCAGAGAACAGGTCTGACCAACCGTTACCCCAGTTCTTGACATAGAGTTCAACCGTAACACCTACAGGGGCTTTAAACTTGATCGTGGCAGTGTATGTATCAAAGTTCCGCTGCAAGGCATTGTCTATATTTTCGATGATCTGGAATAGCTGGTTCCCTACGGTGCTGGAACCAATAGTCATCTTTAGGCCACCAGTGATTTTCTCAGTAATAGCCGTCCACCCTGCTTGCCACCTATCAGTCGTGTATGACCAGCTATTTGAACCTCCATAAAACACAGTACCTCGCTGCCAGATACGGAAGTCATTGTTAATCAAGATATTACGATTACTCAAAGCACCTGCACTATACGCAGCATTCACTTCATCAAGGTTTGTCGTCCTAGCTAGGCCAACCAGTTCTGTCTGCTTGCTCATTAGCTCTGCTCCAAGACCGAGATAATAACATCTACAGAAGCAGCAGTGCTAGCAGTAACAATAACTGCATCTGTTGTTTCTAAGATGATCTTACCATCTACCACGCTCAAGCTAGATCCCGAAGGAATAGCCGCCCCTTTAACGAGGTAAACCCCCGCACACTGAACATCAATAGTAATCTGAGAAGCCTCTACGTTAGCAAGAGTCATCCCGATCATTACCGAAGTTGTTGCAGACGGTACAGTGTAGACCGTTGTAGGAGTGACCCCTACCGAAGCTGCCGTATAATTCTTAAAAGTATTTGCCATGGTTTTTATCCTTAACCTAGAGCGATTGCTAGGGCTAGAGCCGCTCCAGCTTCATCAAAGTCTGTAGTACTTACGTCGTTAACCCAGACAGTACCATTCCAACGCAACATGTTATTAGTAGCTACAGAAGAAATGTTTACGTTATGGAGTTCATCTAACTCCCAACCGTTATTTACTTTTACATAAATCATACCCTCTGTTGCGTGAGAACGAACAACCCACCCAAGATGCACTAGGTGGTTTGGGGAAACAGGTTCTGTTTGTGTAAACTGTCCAGAAGACCCTAGCCAAATAGCTGCACCCTCTGTGAAAGTGCTTGTGTTAAGACCCCTTACAAGTCCTGTAAAGGTAACATAACCAGAGCCGTTATTTGTAATAGCTTGAGTGGCAACTGCAAAAGTGTTACTTGAAGCACTTTCTGAAACGTTACTCGCAAGGTCAATAGTGATTTTGTTACCACTAGCGCCCGTTACCCTAACTACAGCCCCGTTGGCAACTGTAACACCGCTTAAGTTTCTTACAAAAGCTAACTGTTCTTGGCCAACCTGTTGTGTAACTTCACCGTTTAGACCTAAGTCTAGAGTCCCGTCTTCGACATTCCAAGCGAGTTCCCCTGGGGCAACTGTATGAGCTGCAGCAAGGTTGAAGGAAGCATAGTTAGCACTTAGGCTGTCTACTTCCATGTCTTCATTGAAATCAATATTTCCATTAGCATCTACGTTAAGTGTTTGTGCTAGTTCAGCAAGTTCTAAAGCTTTAGTCATAATAAACCTTTCTTATTTTGTTTTGTGGGGAGACCCCTTAGTAGCCCTAAAGAGTCTCCTTTAGGTTTATTTATGGATTAACTAGCTGAGTAGAAGCGAGAGTATCTTGACATTAGATACCCCCCGCTTGCGCAGCAGCCACATGAGCCTCATACGCTGCGATGACCTCTGGGGTGTGCATCAGTGCTACCAAGGCTTGAACCTCTTGTGGCTCCCCTGTCACGTCGTCTGAGGGTGCAATGACGTGGCGGTGGAAGCTACGGCTGATCTCTACGCCATCACGTTCGATGATCGTGGCGTGGCGACATTGGATGTGTTTGAAGTCACCGACGATCTCGTATTTGTCGATGATGGTGCGTTCTGTTAGTGTTGCCATGATGGCCTCCTGTGTTTATCGTGGCGTTGTTGCCACCTGACTACCCTGTGATCCAACAGGGGTGGTTAAGCGCTTGTGCGATACGTCAAATTGAATAGTAAGTTTCCCGAACCAACATCTGCATGATAAAGTGAGGATATACTTGGAGAGCCACAGCTTTTATTAAAACTTACACTTGTGCCACCTGAAGATAGAAGCCCATTCACGTTGTAAGTCGTAGTGGCCCAAACATTCCCGTGGATCGATGATGTGCATGGGTATTGGACGCTATCAACTATTGATGCGAAGGGAAGTCCAGCCACACCAATCGCTCCGCTTGCTGTCCCTACAGAGTTCACGTCCAAATGACATTGGAGGTGAACTACTTGACCTATTTTAGTGTAACGGCCACTGTTAATAGTGTAAGTCATAGTCCCGC